CTAGAGGGGGAGCCATTGTTGACGAACAGACGCACCAAGCTTCTGTTCGGTTACAGCCCCATTTCGGCATTGCGCCGGAGTGGGGCTTTTCTTTTTTATACCGTCGTGATCATGCTCACAATCGGTTATATCGGCTTGCAAAACTGTGTCAGGATCGCCGAGGTACATCTTAAGGTCAATTACGTCGTTATGGATCACAATGTCTTTTATTAGGGCGTGTACGAGGCTTTTCTGGGCATCTACGGGGGCTTTGTCGAGGTGTTGCATGGCAAATTGCAGGGTTTCGTGGAGGTAGTCGGCTGAGTTCGCGGTCATGTCATTGGCCGTCTTTTGTGTCCGCAGTTTTGTAAGTTTGTCTTCTAGAGTTATGATCTGGCTGTCAATCTCGGCCATTTTGGTTTTGTACGCAGGGCCTTGAGTTACGGTGCCGGTCATCGCCAGATCCAGCAGAGTTTTGGCTTCATGCTGGCAGTCATTCAGCTTTGTTTCGCTTTCATTGATCATGGTATCGATGCGCCCGGCCATCAGCTGGGCCTCGCGCATGGCATCGCCAATTCCTTTGGCTATAATCTCGCGGTTCTGAGATGCCTTGCGGAAATAGTTGATCAGGGCCCGGTCAAATACTTGCGCCGGGATGCTTAGTTCATCACATCCGAGTTTTTGTTTTGATCTTCCGCAGATGTAATAAGGAAAACTCTTTCCCGATCGCCCCTTGTTGGATATCGATATAAGGTGGCTTCCGCATTTACCGCATCGTAATAATCCACTCAATAAATAATCGTATGATTTTGGTTTCCGGCTGAATCCGTGCCCGGGCAGTTTGGCAACGAGCATTTTGTTTGCCTTCTCCCAGAGCGCGGGTTCGACCAGTGCTTCGTGAATTCCTTTATGCATTTCTTTCGCGTAGAAAATATACCCTTTATAAAACGGGTTTTTGATAATCGTTGATAATGTTTGCTTGCGCCAGTCCTTGCCGTGGCGGGTTTTAACGCCTTGGCGCGTCAGCTCTTGTCCGATTTCCATAAGAGATTTGTTTTCAGCGGCCATTTCCCAAATCATTTGCAGTCTTGGCGCGACTTCCTGATCCAGTACGACCGAGTGAGGCTGTCTGCCGTTGGGGAGGGGATCGCCGTTTTTTATTAATTTATATCCATAGGATAAGAAACCGCCGACCCATTTGCCTTGGCGCACGCGGGCGATCGCGGAGGCTTTCACGCGTTCGCCGGTCAGTTCGCGTTCAAACGCGGAGAGGAGTCCGAGTATTCCTATTACTACGCGGCCGATCGCAGTTGAGCTGTCTAAGTTTTCGCGGACGGATATAAAATCAACGTTCTTGTCTCGAAAAAGGTCGATGAGGGCGTAGAGGTCGCGCGGGTTTCGCGTTATGCGGTCAAGTCTGAAAAATATTATGCCGTCAAATTTTCTTTCCTTTTCGATATTATTAAGGATCAGTTGAATTCCCGGCCGGTTCAAATCTTTTCCGGAATAGCCGTCATCGTTGATGATGCCGTTTTTTCCGAGATCCGCAAGTTCATAGCCAAACGCATCAAGCATGTTTTTACAGTGGTGCGCTTGCGCGTCCAGCGTCGTGAAATCACCTTGTGCTTGATCGTCGGTAGAACACCGGGTGTAAATCACGAATCGTTTTTTTTCTTTTGATCTAATAATTTGTGTCATCCCAGCCTTTCAATGTCGTGTGTTAATCTCGACCCAACCCTATAATGAAAGCTGTCACAAGTCAATCTATATGAAGATGTTACACCTGTTCTGCTCGGGGATCGCTGAAACGCACTCCCTATCGCTATATACGAAGATTTCCGGCAGGGTGACGGATATTTTTTATTTTTTGAAGTTTTTTTCGTCACTTTTGCAAAAGTCTTCGTATGTAGCAATTAGAGGAGCGTTATGGGCGAAAGGCAAATATCTAACTTTGAGAAACGGTTTAATCGGGGATTCGTTGTTGTGTATCCGGAGAAACCCTTGGAGGGTACGGCCCGGAGAATGCAAAACCAGAAAATCCTTGAAGCCGTCAAAGCCGTACTAACTGGCATATTAAAAAGAGAGCCGACGCCTGATGAACTATCTGGATGCAAACCACTTACTCGAAAGAAAAAATTATAATTTGGCCTCAAGCGGGACTGATCAGCTGGATTTCTGGACACAGCCAAAAAAAGGGGTGTCCAGATTAGCCAAAACTATCGCGGATTATTTGAAGAATGGGAAATGCGCGAGGTTCGCTGTCTTGTCAGGAGCGCTCAGCGTGATTATCTCTGTTTGAAAGGCGAGGGTTTTGAGGATCTGTTGCAGGAGTGTTTGATTCATTGGTTTTTCATGAAAGATCAGTATCGACCGGAGGAAGGAGCGTCGGAGCGGACTTTTCTGAACAGGGTTACGCGCAACAAACTGGCCGATCTTATGCGTATTAAGGGGGCTAATAAACGAAAGGTCTTCTATATGAGCGAATCGCTTGACGCGATCGACGAGGACGGGGAATCAAGCGGTGCAAAGGAGAAGATATTAATGGTTGATGAACAGGTGGTGCAAAAAATAACCGCGGCGGATCTTCCGGCGGCAATGACGCGGGTAACCGACAAACTTTCTTTCAGGCAAAAGCAACTTTGTCGGTTTCTTATGGAAGGTGTGAGCATTAAAGGGGCGGGCGAAAAAATGAACATCCCGAGAACGACGCTTAATGAGGAAGTTAAACGTATTCGCGTGATATTTCAAAATGAGGGATTGGAAGAATATTTATGGTGATTAGAGAGGAGGAACAAAATGGACTTGGTTTATAAGTTTGAATTTGATGAACGGATCGACAAGCAACTCGTTCAGGAGCAGATGGAATCGGCGATGCGCGCGGCGCGGGGCGTCTTTGGAAAAGCCCGGGTCAAAATGGACGGATCATTTCTCATGTCCGGGCATAAGGTCATCATTCACGTTACTGATGAAGTCGGCGCTTTGCTCGCGAGCGTCTTCACGGAATGCGCGACCGAAAAGATTGGGGAAGAGTTTTTTATTGTTGAACGAGCCCCGAAGAGCAAAGAAAGGAGACCAGATGAAAATTAATAAGGGCTGGAAGGAAATCTACAAGGGATTGAGCGATTATAACCGGCGCAGGATGATTGAAGCAAACCGGCCATTCGGCAAGGATCCGAAAGAGTTCAAAGAGATGGCGATGTGGATTCTCGCGGGCCTGTCGATCTTTGGGGTTGTCTTGAATGTGCATAAAGACCCGGCCGGATTTCAGGTATGGATGCTTACAAACGCCTGCTGGGCAGTGATTGATTTCAGGAAGCGTTTATACGCCCAGTCGTTTCTATTTGTTGTGTACTTTTTCTTGGCCTTGTGGGGCTGGATCAGCTGGGCAAGATGAATTGGTCAGGAGGTGAGAAAAATGGAGATAGATGAGCCGGTAGACAAATTTTTATCAAAAGAAGAACAGCTTTTACGCTGGTGCAGGCAGAAAAGGATTTTCTCAAAGGCCGAGGCCATATCGTTTGGCACCAAAAGTTATTATTTGCGGGCCGAGAGAACGATCAGAGATTTTGTTTTGCAAGGCATGGTGAGGAAGATCGGCAAGGATGAATGCATCCGGCGAAACCTCAAGGGCAACATGTCTTGGTATGAAGTTGTTTCTTCTTGAAAAGGTTTTTAATGGAAAATATCGATATCAGGGATTTACGCGATGGGAAGTTTCTATGGATAGATAAAGCCGCTTTGAATCTGGTCAGCGCTAAAGCTGGCAATCGCGGAGTGTCGGTCTATTCTTGGCTATGCTATTACGCGAACGCCAAAAATCAAAACTGTTACCCATCATTAAGGACGCTTGCTCAGCATTGCAATGTGAGCCGCAGGACGATCATGCGGACGGTGAAAGTCCTCGAAAAAATTCAGATCGTTTCGATCGAACGAAAAAAGGGAAAGCCGAACATCTATAAATTGCTCAATTCGCCTGTGGATAAAAGTAGTGACACCGTTGTCACCAGTGACACTCATGGCACTGGGGTAGTGCCACCGATGTCACCACTGGTAGTGTCACCCGTGTCACCCAAACAAGAATTAGATGATCAAGAAAGAACTAACAAGACAGGTGTTTCTTTAGCAGATCTGTGGATAACTTCCGAATTGCCTTATGGTCAACCGAGCAAAGAGCAGGTAGCAGAACTGGCTTCATGGTGTGAAAGGCTTCTTGCCGAGGTCAATTTATACCGATTGATACTGGAGTACCGTAGTGACAAAGGCTACCCGCCCAAGCCGGACGTTCTTATTGGTTTGTGTAAGCAGTTTAGGCAGGAGAAGGGGCGTATCAAGAACGCTTGGGGATGGTTTAAGAAGACCGTTGATGTGCAGATGAGACAGGCTTTCATTGACATGAACATACGAGAGCATGAACGGATCAAGAAAGAACCGGTCAGGATAGGGCAGTTGCTATCGCACATCGTTCCTCGTCGAGAGTAGGGTTTACGGGTCCTTGGAAGGGGGTGTCGGGAGCGGGTCGGGCGAGGCGCGAGCCTTCAGTGATTTCAGGTCAAAAAATCGATGTCAATGTCAATTCAAGGGGTGTTCCCTTAAGGAAAACGATAAAAGGAGGGCATAGTGGGGAAAATTAACGTTCAGCCGGAAATAGTCGAGGTCAAGGTCGCGGATTTGAATCCCGCACCGTATAACCCGCGTGAAATATCCGAAGGCGCGTATTCCGGTCTAAAGCACAGTTTGGAAAAGTTCGGGTATGTCGGGTTGATCGTGGTCAACAAGCGCAACATGCGGATCGTTGGCGGCCATCAACGATACAAAATTTTGCAGGAGTATGACGTCGAGAGCGTAAAGGTCATTATGGTTGATTTGAATGAGATCGAAGAACAGGCCATGAATCTCACGTTAAATAATAACGAGATCGGCGGGGAATGGACAGCGTCACTTATCCCTCTTATTGAGAGGTTGCGAAAAGAGGCATCGGATGACTACATAAATCTTCGGCTTAAGGAGCTTCGGGAGAGCGTCGGGGATATGGGGGTCGAGAATATTGGAGACGGCAGAACTTTGCCGGATGATATTCCCGAGCCGCCTAAAGAAACAATTACCAAAAAAGGTGATTTATGGATCTTGGGTGATCACCGGCTTCTTTGCGGTGACAGCACAACCGATGAGGATGTGTTGCGGCTCATGGACGGTCACAAGGCAAGCTTGTTTGCGACCGACCCGCCGTATTGCGTGGATTATACCGGAGCGAATCGTCCTAACGGCGGCCGTGATTGGTCGAATGTTTATCATGAGATCGATATTCCCGATGCGATAGATTTCATGCGTAAGTTTTTGACCGTTGGGCTTAAGCAGATTAAAGAAAAAACGGCCGTGTATATGTGGCACGCTTCCAAGCGGCGTTCGGATATTGAGGGCCTGTGTAAAGAAATCGGTGTCCTCATTCATCAGGAAATCGTTTGGGTCAAGCCGTGCGTGATTCTGACCTTTTCATTTTATTCGTGGCGGCATGAGCCGTGCCTTTTGATGTGGATCAAGGGTCAGCGGCCGGAGTATAAGCCAAAGAATAAATCTATCGGCAGTGTGTGGACTGTTGATTTCTTAAGGTCGGGCGATCCGACGACTCCGGAATATCATACCGATGTCTGGGAACTTGATTGGGAAGGTAAGAAACGCAATCCGGGCATTGATCATCCGACTGTGAAGCCCACCGAGGTGTTCGCGATACCAATGCGGGTGCATACGATCCCGGGTGATATTTGCTACGAGCCGTTCTCAGGGTCGGGATCGCAAATCATCGCGGGCGAGCGTTTGAATAGGCGGGTGTTCGCCATGGAGATCGAGCCGGTCTTCTGTGATGTAGCCGTGAGACGATGGGAGGAGTTTTCTGGGAAGAAAGCGGCCAGAGAATAATCGATGGATGAACGAAATCGCAACCTTACAGAGATTGCTAAAAAGAAACGCTATATCGCGCTGGTTGAAAAACTCAGCCGGAGCACTCTTACTCAAAAAGAAGTCAAAGAGCTGGAGGGTTTCGAGAAGGCGAACTCGCGGCCGGAAGTTGACGTTATTGCCGGGACTGTTGATTTGCCGACAATATCAATCTTTTTGGAGAAATCGCCTCGCATGGTCAGGCGGTATATCGATCAAGGGATGCCGGTTATTCGTGATTCAGCCGGTGAGATATTTCGTTTTAAGGTGAACGATGTATTCAAATGGCTTTACGGTTCAAAGGCAGGAGATGATGAGGGGAAAGAGTATTGGGATAACGAATACCGCAAGAACCGGGCAAAGTTAAGCGAGATCGAACTTCGTCAGAAAGAGGGCGAGATTATTTCATTCGAGGATCACGTGTCTATTGTTAAAAATCAGGTGCGAGGGGTTAAGACAGGATTCTTGAGGCTTCCGAAACATGTCGCGCCGAAGTTGTACCAGCAGGAACCCAAGGTCATTTGTGAAATGTTAGACGAGGAAATTCGTTTTATTATCAACCAATTCGCGGGAATGCGTCATGTCAATAAAGCTCGAAAAAGAAATACTTAAGACCGTTGTGCCGTACGCGGCCGCGGAGTGGGTGTTGCCGGAAAAGATCACTGTTAGCGAGTGGGCTGATCGTTACCGGCGGCTGGATGTGAAAACATCAGCTGAACCCGGGCAATGGTCAACGGAGCGGACGCCGTATCTTAAAGGCGTCATGGATGCTTTCACGGATCCGTACGTGGATGAGATCACGGTTATGGCGGCGTCTCAGGTGGGAAAGACCGAGGGGATGTATAACATGCTCGGATATATCATTGATCAAGACCCCGGGCCGACTTTGATGGTATTACCGCGCGCGGATGATGCGAGAAGTGTTTCGTATAACCGCGTTAAGCCTATGATCGACAGTTCACCGGTATTGAGCCAGTATTTACCGCTGAATCAGGATGAGATAACGAAACTTGAATATCACTTCGATAGAATGATTTTATATTTCGCCGGGTCAAACAGCCCGGCCGACTTGGCATCGCGCCCGATTCGGTATTTGTTTTTGGACGAGGTTGATAAATATCCGAGATTTTCAGGTCGGGAGGCGGATCCGATCAAACTGGCCTCTGAACGTCAAAAAACTTTCTGGAATAAAAAGACGGTTAAAGTGTCAACGCCCACCACGCGCGAGGGGTATATCTTTCGCGAGTACGACAAATCCGACCAACGCAGATTTTATGTGCCTTGCCCGCATTGCGGCAAGAAACAGGTTTTGGTGTTCGGTCAAATTAAATGGCCGAAAGAGGAATCGTCAGCGGAAAGGATAAAAAACGAACGGCTGGCGTGGTACGAATGCATTCATTGCCACAAGCGCATCGAAAATGTTCAAAAACAAAAGATGATGTTGGAAGGCGAGTGGATCGCTGAAAAGAAAGAACTTAACCGCAACCGCGGTTTCTGGATCAGCTCGCTTTATTCGCCGTGGCTTACCTTTTCAGATATCGCCGCAGAGTTTCTGAAATCCAAAGATTATGTCGAACTTCTGATGAACTTCGTCAATTCGTGGCTTGCGGAGGTTTGGGAAGAGAAGATCGAGGAAACGACGGTTGATAAAATTCGCAATTTAGCACGTGATTATGACGAGGGCATTGTTCCTGAAGATGTGCTGGTTTTAACGGCTGGAGTCGACGTTCAGAAAGATCATTTTTACTATGTCATACGCGGCTGGGGTTATTACGAGGAATCGTGGCTTATTCGGACTGGCAGGCTTGAATACTGGGAAGACGTTGTCGAGGTTTTATTAAAGACGGAGTATCACAGGGTTAGTTCAGCGGAGACGCTCGGTGTTTATATGACCTGCGTTGATTCGGGCTTCAGGACGGATGAGGTATATCGTTTCTGCCGCACGTGGCAGGATAAGACAAAAGCGATAAAAGGTCTGGAGGATATTACGGGCGGCCGTTTTTATCGAGCGAATAAAATTGATATCAACTCGAGGACTGGAGCGGTCATCCCGGGCGGGCTTGTCTTATGGAATCTTAATGTGACGCAGTATAAAGACAAAATCAATCGTCTCGTTACTTCGCAGAATCCGGCTAAATGGAATATATTCCGCAAGCCAAGCGATGATTATCTTCTTCAGTTTACTTCTGAGCATAAAGTGCTTATTCGTAACCGCACAACCGGCAAAGCAAAAGAGGTTTGGCAGAAAAAGAAAGAATCAGCGGCAAATCATTATTTGGATGCCGAGGTATACGCGCTCGCGGCCGCGGATATCATACGCGCGCTTAATATGAGGCGCGAAGACGCGCCGCGTGTTCATCAAGTTATTCAAGAAGAGAATATTAGAAAAGGGTGGCTTCGCAAACCGGAAGGATCTTGGCTTTAATGGGGAGATGGATAGAGAGAAAACCAAACTGGCTGAAAAATGTCAGCGGCGGAAACGAAGCCGCGGAGAAACCATTCGGGCGGCCGCCGAATGACTCGTCGGATTACGGCGTGCGGTTTATTCCTATCAGATGTCCGAAATGCAGAAGCAAAAACACACGTTGTTATTCGACGCATCCCCCGATTCGATATCATAGTTGTTACAAATGCGGGCATAATTTTAAATCAGTTGAGGTTGATGAGGATAAATGACTTATTGCTACTGCGTAGTAACGACCCCATTGTCAAAAAATGTGGTTAAGGTAATATTGAAATAGAAAACTTATAGCGGGACAGCTGATCACTGTTGCCGCGCCCAATAGCTGTAAAAAGCCATCTCCAGTCGACTGGCGGGAGGTGGCTTTTTTATTGGGAAAAATAGGAGGCAGGTTTGAGCGCACCAACAAGACAAGAAATGCTTGATAACGTTGAGACTGCGATCAACGCGCGAATTACCGGCGGCGCGGTGCATTCGTATTCGATTGGCGGGCGAAATCTTCAATACATCACTTTAGACGAGTTGCGAAACTTGCGGGATCAGTTACGCCGCGAGATAGCGGGTTCCGGTGAAAACACAACCTACGCTTCGTTCGGGAGTCCGTCATGAAAGAAACTTTTTCTGACAGATTATCGGGCGGTTTAGATGGCCTCATTTCGTTTTTTTCTCCCCGGGCCGGTTTCAAAAGAAGCATGTTCCGGCAGGCGATTAAGTTATCGGATTCGTTTGGTTCTTATAAAGGGGCTTCCCGCGATCGGCTTCGTTCATCGTGGATCCCGGGCGGCGGATCCGCGGACTCGGACTTATTGCCTGAACTAAAAGACATCAGGGAGCGTAGCCGCGACTTAAATCGCAACGACGCGCATGCGTCAGGCATTACCTCCACCATGACCACCAATGTGGTCGGATCAGGCATTCGTCCGCAGTCGCGGATTGATAAAGAGTCACTCGGAATGGATGAGGGCGCGGCAAGTACGTTTCAGAAGGAGGCGGAGCGTGTTTGGAAAAAATGGACACCGTATGCGGACGCAGGCAACCGTATGGATTTTTACGAGATTCAAGAACTCGTTGATAGGCAGATTTTAGAAAACGGCGAGGCAATCATCCTCCCGATGATGCTTCAGGATCCCGACCGTCCGTATTCATTGGCGTTGCAGATTATCGAATCAGACCGGTTGGATACGCCGACTGGCATGCAGGGTGACCGGTCGATACGTTCAGGCGTGAAGATCGGCGAAAAGGGCGAACCGGTTTCGTATTTCATTCAAAAGACGCATCCCGGGGATATCCGCTACACCAAGCAAGCTGAAAGAATATTTACCGAGATACCTGCCAAGAATGAATACGGCCGCAAAAATGTTTTTCATCTTTATTACGTCCAGCGTTCCGGGCAGACGCGGGGCGTGCCGTTCTTTGCTCCGGTTTTGACGTATTTCAAAGACCTTGGGGAATACGCGGAAGCTGAGTTGGTGGCCGCGCGGATCGCGGCGTGTTTCTCGCTTTTCATCACATCCGAAGCATCGATGGACGTATCAGCTGGCGGCGCGTATGACAGAAATCCGTCAGGTCAACTTCTCGAAAGCCTTGAGCCGGGGATGATTAAGCACTTAATGCCGGGTGAGAGCATTACTTCGTTTAATCCGCAGAGGCCGGGGGCGAGTTTTGAGCCGTTCGTGGATCGCATCTTAAAAGCAATTTCGGCGGCATTAGGTTTGCCGTATGAACTGGTGGCTAAAGATTTCAGTAAAACAAATTATTCGAGCGCGCGGGCGGCATTACTTGAGGCAAGGCGGTATTTCAAAATGCGGCAGGAATGGCTTGCTCGAAAACTCTGTCAGCCGGTTTGGGAGATGGTCTTAGAGGAGGCGTATCTTCGCGGTGAAATCAGCGCGGACACATTTTACGAAAACAAGCGTTATTGGACTGGCGCGTCTTGGATCGCTCCGGGCTGGGAGTGGGTGGATCCGTTAAAAGAAGCGCAGGCCGCGGAGGTTGGATTAAAGAACGGCATCGTTACGTTCTCGGATATTTACGCTCAGGAAGGCAAGGACTGGGAGGAGAGTTTTGAGCAACGTAAACGCGAAGAAACCAAAATTAAAGAATTGGGGCTGGAGCAAGCATTCAATGGGAACCAAGCGAACCAAAACAAAACGATCGCGGATCCAAACCAAGACGATCAACAAGCTGGTGCTGGGAAATAAAAGCCAGATGGCTATGCCGTGCGTGATCGATGTTTCTATCGAGCGGCAAAAAGGAGCGACTGATGGCAAATAAAGATATTTATTTTCGTTCGGATATCGCCCGCGGCGGCGGTGTTCAGGTTAATCGGGAGAAAGAAGTGATCGCCGGTTTCGCGGTTGTCACCAAGGGCGTCACGCACGATGAAAGGGGGGAGTTTGATGAGGTAGCGTTGAATTCGGTGGTGGAATTTGGCAATCAGGCGAAGGCGGGCATCAAATCTCGATTTGGTCATCCGAATATGAGCGGTACAGCTTTGGGAACGTTCTTGGGCCGGGCGAAAAACTTCAGGCGCGATGGGGATATCGTTCGGGCGGATTTACATATCGACCCGACCGCTCACAAAACGCCAGACGGCGATTTAGCGGGTTACGTTATGAATCTTGCGCAGAGCGACCCGGATGCTTTCGGTTCTTCCATGGTGATTCACTGGGAAGAAGAGTTTAAAAAGGAAACGGGTAAAGACGGCAAAGCATTGCCGCCGTATATCCGCGTAAAAAAACTTATGTCGGTGGATGTGGTTGACGATCCAGCGGCTAACGACGGTCTTTTCGGAATGCCGTTCTTCTCGGAAAGCGTGAAACCGTCCGCAGAGGTAACGGTGTTTTTAGATAAGTTTCTCAATCAGCCGGAAGCGGTTGAGAAGGTGATCTCGTTTTTGCAGAGATATGGTTTTAACAGAGATACAAACAAAGAGGAGGAAGAAATGTTTGAAGAAATCACGTTAGAGAAACTCAAGGCGGAGCGATCCGACCTTTACAACTCTATTCACGCGCTTGGGGTTGAAGAGGGAACGAAGAAAGAGCGCGAGCGGGCAGGCTCGATTCTTAAGAAGTCAAAAGGGTTTAAAGACATGAATGATCTTGCTCTTGAGTCGATTGATAATGGCGCGTCGATTGAACAGGCCACGATCAAGTTTCAGGAAAAACAGCTTGAGGGCCTGCAGAAGGCGTCGGTGCCTCCGGTCGGGCCTGATACGGGAGAGGATCTGTCCAAGAAACCGGCCACGCATTTGGAGAAGGCGAAGGCTTACAAACAGGAACACGGTTGCAGTATGACCGAGGCTTTGAAAATAACGGCGGATAAACGTCAAAAGTAAAACAAGGAGGAGAAAGATGTCACAGTTTAATTTAGGTTCAAAGGCATTTGTTGCGAATGAGGCGGTAATCGAGCCGTATCGCAGAGTGAAGTTAACCGCAGGAAGCGGGACGCTGGTCGAATACGCGGACGCGGGAGATGCGTTCATTGGTGTCAGCGCGGCAAGGGCGCTTACTGGCGAGATGGTTTCAATCGACCTTAAGCATACCGGCAGGACGTTCAAAATGGAAGCCAACGGCGCGATCGCTATCGGCGGAAGTTTTTACGGCGCGCTGGACGGCAAGATCAGCGCAACGGTGAGCGGTTCCATTCAGGGGCGTATTTTGGAAGCGACTGCGGCAGACGGCGAAATCGTCGAGTCCATTCTATTGTAATTAAAGTTTCATAAAACGAGGAGGGAATACCATGGGAGTTGATTATTCAGGTTCGAGAGCAGTGCCTAGGTTGGATCTGGGAGAGGCGACTTTGGAGTTTACGCAACAGCAAAACGAGTTTATCGGCACTCAGGTTTTGCCGATTTTTCAAACCAAAAAGAAATCGAGTATTTTTCCGGCGATCACGCGTGAAAGTATCACCCGCGAGGCTGATACCAAACGCGCCCCGCGCGGAAACTACAACCGCGACGGTTTCTCGGCCAAGGACAAGCAGTATAACTGCGAGGAGTTTGGTCTTGAAGGCGTGCTGGACGACGGCGAAAGAACGCTGTATTCCACCGACTTCGACGCTGAGCTGACGACGGTTCAAATCGTCACCCGCAGGGTCTTGCAGGCGCAAGAGCGGCGTGTCGCTGGACTTATGTTCAATACGGCCGTGTTTACCGGTGCTCAGCTTTACACCGATAATTCGGCAACGCCTTGGACAAGCGCATCGACCGATGTGATCGCGCAGGTGCGCGCCATCCGCGAGAAGGTGCGTGCCAATAGCGGCATTGACCCCAGTACGCTCATCTTCAGCAAGGCGAATCTTGACCGGCTGTTGAATAACAGCGTCATCAAGGATTGCATTAAGTACGTGGCGCGTTTGACTGAGGCGGAGATATTAAACGCTCTTGCGGACGTTTTGGGAGTAAAGAATATCCTTGTCGGCAGGGGAATTTATAACACCGCCAAGGAAGGCAAGACGTTCATCAACGGCGATATTTGGAATGCCTCTTACGCCATGGTCGCGGTGATTGGCGATGCGAATCGTCTTTCTGACCCGAGTGTTGGAAGGACGTTCCTTTGGTCGTCTGACAGTCCGGAGAATGCGACGGTCGAGCAGTACCGTGATGACGCGTCAAGAAGCGATATCTTTCGCGTGCGTCAGCATGTGGACGAGATCGTCATTGATCCGTACTTCGCGCACCTCATGAAGGTTGCTTAAGGAAATTAAGGCAAGGGGGATCCTCTTTGCAGGGGATCCCCCGCAACCTTTGGAGGAGAAATGAGTTTTAAGAATCAGCTAGCGCAGGATGCGGCTAAAGGTTTTTTAAACACCAATGAATTCGCGGAAAGTGTCGTATACACGCCCAAGGCAGGCGTTCCGAAGTCTATCACGGCTGTTGTTAATCGTAAACGACTAGACCCCGCGTCTGAGGATATCGGCCGTGTTCTTATCAATCAATGTGAAATCTTTATTGCCAATGATGCGGCGGCAGGCATTGCGTCCATTAGCAAAGGCGGGGATATGGTGTCGTTTCCCGAGAATATTGGCGGGTCGGCTATTAATTGGATCATCGCGGATATTTTAGGGCAAGACGAAGGTATTTGGCATTTACTGGTGCAGAAATGAGCGAATTAACTGTCGAGATAAACACGCAGAATCTTGAACGGGCGATCAGGTTATTCCCGAAGGATCTTAAGTATGAAATCGCCGACGGTATGGATCATATCAGCCGGAAGTTCTTGAAAGTGTTCAAGCAGACGCGGCTTCAGGGCCCTCCGGGGATAAAAGGGCGCCCACATGGGATATTCACGCATTTTAGCCGCGCGAGTTTGGTATCGCAGGATATTGAAGGCATTGGCATGGTGATTTTTTCGGATTCGAAGATCGCGCGCATGCATGAGGAAGGGGCAACGGTTAAGAACCCGGGCGGAGGGAAGCTCGCAGTGCCGCTTTCGGCAAGACGCGAGTTGTTTACCTCTAATGGACGTCTCAAAAAGCAATACCGACAGCCACGATTAATCAAGAACGTGATTCCCATTCAATTGAGAGGCAAGACGTTTTTGGCGAGGATTATAAAGAAGGCGAGGCAGATTCTACCACTTTTTGTTTTAAAGAACAGCGTCCGCATAAAGCCGAGGCTGATGTTTTACCAAACGTGGGATGACCTGCAAAACGAACGGATCGTGATTCTTAATAAATCCGTCGAGAAAGCATTGAGCAAAGTATGACGATTCGGGAAAGCATTTTAGAGGATTTAAGGACGACGCTTTTGGGCGTGACGATCGCTAACGGCTATCACAACGACGTTCAAAGCGTCCAGCGTTGGCGGCAGGCGGGCAATTCTCTGATATCGGTGCCGTGCGTTGTTATTAACGCGGGCGCGGAAGAAAAGGATATGTCGCCCAATCCGTTTATGACGTGCCGGTTTACAGTTTATCTGGATGTGTGGGTAAGGCAGGACGAGGGCGATCCGCAGTCAACGGATTCGATTTTAAATAGTCTTTTAGGCGACATCGAAAAGGCAATCATAGGTGATGTCACCCGCGGCGGGAATGCCAAGGATACGAATATCAAATCAAATGTTCTTTTTGAAACGGTGGAAGGCCAGCCGCACGCTGGGATTGTCATTGAGTTGGAAATCATTTATCAGCACAAACAGACTGATCCGGAAGTTTCCGGATAGAGGAGGAGAGTCATGTTAACGCGTAAAAGACAGCTGGCCGCAAAGCTAGAGGCGGTGGAGGGTGTTGCTGAAACGCTCGTGGCCGCGGATGCGAAGCTATTGGTTTATAACCCGAAGGTTAGTTTTGATGTGGCGATGTTTGATCGCAATCCCGCTCGTCCGTCATTCTCGAATATCGGTAAAACACCGGGTAAGCGCACAGCGGGTATTTCTTATCGCTTGGAATTAAAAGGATCCGGCACGGCTATAACGGTGCCGGAATGGGGAAAGTTGCTTCAGGCGTGCGGGTTCGGGGTGAACGCACTTAAGTCTATGAACATAGGCGCAGTTACTAATGGGCCTTTTCAGCACGGTGAGACCATTACAGGCGGTACGTCTGCGGCCAAAGGCAGAGTGGTTATAAATACCGCGACCGGAGCGACGTTTATTTACTTTGTGACTGTATCAGGCACGTTCTCGACCGGTGAAACTATCACCGGCGGCACGTCCACTGCGACCGCTGTCACCTCATCCGTTCCGACGACTGTGGGCAATGAATTTAAGCTTGTTTCTGACAATATTCCCTGTTTGACGCAGGGGAGTTATGAAGACGGCACCCGCAAACTCATTAAGGGATCGCGCGGCAAGGTGAAGATTGGTTTTAAGTCTGGTGAGCCGGTCATGCTGGATCTTGATTTTCAAGGCGTTGAGGCTGGGGTCACGGATACGGCGTTCTTGGCGAATGTGACTTACGAGACTACAAAGCCGCCGGTATTCCTGAACGCGCTTTTCTCGGTGGACGCGTATTCGGCCAAGATCGGCGAAATGGATATTGATATCGGCAACGTCTTAGCCGTGCGCGATGATGTCAATGATGTTCGCGGGGTTCTTTCCTTTGTGATTACTGGGCGTAATGTTACTGGATCATTCAATCCGGAGATGGTAACGGTCGCGGCCTATGATTTTCACACCAAGTGGTTCTCGGGCGCGGAGATGGTTGTTGACTGCACTATCGGGTCGGTTGCCGGTAACAAATTCAGGATTTACATTCCAAAGGCGCAATATACGAAGGTTGATGACGAAGACAGAGACGGGCTTCAGCTGGCAAAGAGCGCATTTTGCCTTAACGGTTCAGTCACGCCGGGTGACGATGAAATAACAATCCTAGCACTTTAAACGAGGAGGAAAATCATGCTTACAGGAATAAATATTTATGAAAGCAAACCTTACAAATCAAAACTGGATTCTGACGCGGGTAATCCTACTGTGTTTAATCTTGGTCTTCTTGATTCTCATTTAAGGGCATTTATCGAGGATCAAACGACCAGTTTCGAGTTCAGTTCAAAGAATCCGAAGGAATCGGCCAAAGCGAATATCAATGCCTCAAAGCGCAATCTTATGGTGGTGAAGTTCGGGCTTAAAGGGTTGGAGAATTTTCTCGATCCGCGGGATAAGAAGCCGGTTAAGTTTGACACCGTGTCTATGCCGGTAAACGGGAAGAATTATAACGTCTTATCCGACGAGATTATTTCGATGTTTCCAAAGGCGTTGATTGATGAGCTGTCCGAAGTGATTTTGGCTGAAAATACATTGAGCGAGAACGAAATAAAAAACTGACACTGGCGGTCTGGTTAAATAAGTTCAAGCTGGACTGCCACAAATGCTCAGGCGCTCAAAAGAATGAGCGGGGTTGTGAGACTGATTCGCCGATCCCCGGTATGTGGAAATTAAACGATTGGGAGTTTACGCGATGTCCAAAAATACTTGTCGAAAGAAAAAGCGTTGAATATCTAAGCGCGTATTTTTTCTTCATCAAAGGCTATCTTCCCAATCTCGGAGGTTGGCTGGATCAACCCGCGAAGTTTGTTGAGGCGGTTATTTTAATCGAGCGGGAGATCGCGCGTATGAAAGAGAGCGAGGAGTAGATGCCTACCAATCGTGAACTTGAGATTGTGATGAAGTTAAAAGACGAAATCACCAAGCGTCTACAGGGAATAGAGGGCAACATTCAGAAGTTCGCCAATTCCTGCAAACAGCTTGGCGGGACTATGCGTCAGGTTGGCCGCGAAATATCGCAGGTCGGTCAGAATCTTATCTTCATGGGCGGCGCGTTAACGGGCCCCTTGGCACTCGCATTCAAATCCGCAGAGAAGTATTCGCTATCCGTTTCCAACGAACTAAAGCGTCTTGATAACGCGTTTATCGGTTTAAGAGTGAGCATCGCCGAGGCATTGGTGCCGGTTGTGCATCAGGTGGCCAATGTTTTCGGTAATTTGCTCAATATTTGGAACAGATTGTCGCCAGCGACTCAGGGTTTGATTATTCAGTCGATCGCGATTAGCGGAATATTTTTAATGCTCGGCGGAATCGTATTGTCTTTGGTTGGCAGGTTCACGAGGCTTGGTGGAATTATTATCGATTTGGTGGCTAAGTTTGCGTTATTTGCCTTGGCAAATCCATGGCTTGTGGGGATCGCGGTTGTCGTTGCCGGGCTTATTGTCGTCTTTCTTAAATTCAGAGACGTTGCCGTGCCGGTCTTGAACGCGATCGAGATTGCTTGTCAGATGGTATATATCGGTTTTGTGAAACTGATCAAGTACCTTTTGGTCGGCTTCGACAATCTGGCTCTTGGCTTAGAGAAATTCTACGATGTCTTGGGCAAGATTCCGGGAAAGTTAGGCGAGCCGTATCGTGAAGCCTCGCAACATATCAAAACGTTTCGGGACAATCTTCAGGGCCTTATTAAAGCTTCTGATATGGAGATGGATAGAGTCGGCAACAAGATATCAAACGTCTTGGTTACCGGCGAAGGCAGTTTAGTCAAAGGATACGACAAGGCAAAAAATGCGATTGCCGGATTTGTCGACGCGCTTAAAAACCTAGGCACGGATATCAAGATCGAAGAAGTAGCGCAGAAGTTTGACGCGATTCAGTCAATGGCAGAGGGGACAGCAAGATCTCTTGGGGCAGTGTTTAAACACTTCTTTAGCGATGCTTTTAAAGGCCAGATCGATGATGTCAGAGATTATTTCGCTGAACTGGGCAATATGATGTTGGAAGTTTTAGCAGAAGTTTTCGCCAAGATGATTCTTGTCAAAACCATAGGTTCGATTTTTCCGGGCATGATCCCGTTCTTTCATCAAGGTGGGATGGTGTATCACTCCGGCGGGGAGGTTTCACCCATAAGAGCGCATGCTGGCCTTGCGATTGATGAGGTGCCGATTGTTGCGCAGACAGGCGAAGGGGTTTTATCCAGACGCGGCATGCGCGCGTTAGGCGGATCAGACAATTTGAGATCCCTAAACGAAGGAAAGTCCGCAAAGGGGAACGTAACCATAAATGTGAATCAGGTCATACAGGCGTGGGACGCCCAAGATGTTTGGCGTAACCGCAAGATGCTATCAAATGCCATTGCCGAGGATATTTATAACAACGGCAAGATACGTTCGGTAATCAGGAGTTACACATGAGCGATTTCACATATCTGCCGGATTTTCTCATTGATGAGGCAGTGGAATATAAGACGCTTGTTTCGGAGTTTGAGAACGGCGCGGAGCAGAGACGCCGCAAATGGGCGAATCCACAGCGCAAATGGACACTTCGGTTTAATAACAGAACGCATGCGGAGATGGCGGATGTTTCAGATTTCTTTAAAAGCAAATTCGGATCATTTATGGCGTTTACATGGACGAACCCGAACGATTCAACAGAATATATTGTTCGGTTTGTTGAGGACAGTTTTCAGTTTAGCCGCAAGGCATACGCAGTGTATGACTTTGAATTTGAATTTATCGAGGTGAAATAATGCCGCGCGAAGTCGACAGCACATTTAAATCAGAGAAGGCGAAGCGGGAAAATACGCCTATTTTTTTGTATACGCTTGAAAAATATGACGGCATAAACGATTTGTACCTTGCTGGCATTGATGAGGACGTGGTTTATAACGGTATTACTTACTCAAAGTTTCCTATAACTCATGAGTTTGTCGGCGAGAACAATCAAGGCGCAATTGATCAAGTAAAGGTGCGGCTTGCCAATGTTTCAAGGCTCATTCAGCTCTATTTAGAGCAGTTTGATTTTAGAGGGAGGCGAGTCACTATCCGCATGGTCTGGTTGAATCAGCTGTCGGATCCGGATGCTTTCATGGATGACATCTTTTACATCGATAGTTACACCGCGGATCAGAATAACGTGGAGTTTACGCTCACAGGAAAGTTTGATGTTTTGGGAGTGGATTTACCGGCAAGGCGATATTCTCGGAATTACTGCGCATGGAAGTTTAAATCCGCAGAGTGCGGATATTTAGGAGTTGAAATTACATGCAACAAGACAAAGCAGAGATGCAAGCAACTGAACAATTACCAGAGGTTCGGGGCTTTCCCCTCAGTGCCGACAAGGCGCATATACATGATGTAGAGAGATGCATCGTGGATAAGTATCTTGGCATTCCGTATCGGCACAGGGGCCGGGCGTTAGACGGCCTTGACTGCTGGGGGTTCTTGAAGTTTGTCTATGCCGATTTAGGAGTGAGGTTGTTTGATGTCGAGGATCTTGAATACAGCAAAGTCTGGGGCCTTGAGGGCAAAGATTATTTTAAGGCGCATTACTTTCATGATTGGGTTGAAGTCAAAACGCCGGAGATTCTTGACGGGGTATTGTTTGTTAATTCAAGAAAGATTGCTAATCATGCGGGAATTGTTTTGAGCAACAAAAGATTTATTCATTGTTGCAGGCAGGGAGTGATTATTTCAAGGCTCAGGGATTCCTCGTGGGTAGTAAGGGCAGAGGGATTTTACAGATTAAAGGATAAGAGATGGTAACAATAAGAAATATCGACAATCCGTTTAAGCTGGAAGAAGCGCAGGTTAAAGAGCTTGAGTATTCAAGAAGCAAGACTATTGAGGAGTATCTTAAAGCCGCGGGTTTTGCTTATGAAGATAGGCGCGTTATTGTCACCGGCCGCAGGATCTTGGATCTATCGGAAAAGCTTGAATGCGGAGATGAGATTACCGTTATCCCGGAAGTCAAAGCGCCGATAGTCGCGATTATCTCTGCCATAATTTCGGCGGTCTGGGCGGTAGCCGTAGCTCATCCGTTCTTGTTTACGTTCTTTGTGTTGTCCATGGGTTACGCTATTTATCAGAATATGAACCAGCCCAAAATGCCGGATTTTAACCTTGGCGGCGCAACGGGACTTGATGAAGGCTCACCTACTTACGGCTGGGACGGCGTCCAGACTATTCAGGAAGTGGGAGTGCCGGTTGCGGTTGTTTATGGCGAGCACCGGATCGGCGGCAACATTGTAAACCAATACCTTTGGGAAGACGGCGACAATCACTATTTAAGCATACTGCTTGCGCTTTGCGAGGGAGAGATTGAGTCGATTAATAGTATGGAAATTAACAATAACCCGATCGCAAACTTTGGCGGTGTTACAGTTTCAAAACGCTACGGCACGAACAATCAAAGCCTTGTAAATAACTTTGAAGATCTGCATAACCTTTACCCGGTCAATGCCAATTTAGTCAAAGACAGCCCCTATGTTTACACCATGTTTGATTCAGACGTCGAAGGATTTGAAGTTCATCTCAGGCTTAATAACGGCCTTTACCAGCAGAGTTCAGGTTCCGGGGATATACAGAGCTGGAGCGTGACTTATAAGGTTGAATACAAACTGCATTCCGAGGGCATCTATATTGATTTAGGCGAGACGACTATTTCGGAAAAATCGCGATCAACAGTACGCAGGGTGTTTCGCAAGGTCGGATTAACTCTCGGGCAATACGATATCAGGATTACCCGCACCAGTGATGACAGTTCATTGCAACCGTTAAGGCAGGGCGATTTAACCTTGTTTCAAATTGATGAGCTCAAGACAGACGATTTAAGTTATCCCAATACAGCGTTGTTGGGCTTACAGCTTCTGGCCACAGATCAGCTTAGCGGAGGCACGCCGAATATCACCGCAATTGTGAAAGGCAAGAAAGTTTCGGTCCCTGATATTCGTAATAGCGGCGCATCGGTTAGCTGGGATGACTACTATTGGGATGGAAGTAATTACCGCCTTTTATCAGATGACACTTTACTCGAATGGGATGGCGCGGCTTATGTTCAGAAGTATTGCGCGAATCCGGTGTGGTGTTTAAGTGATTTCATCACTAATAACCGGTACGGCCTTGGGGAGTTTATTTTAACGTCGCATCTTGATAACGCGTCGCTGTTAGAAATGTCGCAGTATTGCGAGGAGAAGGTGGCTGACGGTAAAGGCGGCTTCGAGAAACGTTTCAGGCTTGATGTAGTGGTTGATTCAAACAACAAAGCGCTCGATATTCTGATTCAGCTGAGTGCCGTATTTAACGCGATGCCTTTATACAGCGCAGGTGGAATATCGTTCAAGATTGATAAACAGACGTTGCCTACTCAGCTATTTGGCATGGGCAATATTGTCAAAGATAGTTTTGTGCAGAGCTGGAAGACGATCAAAGAAGTGCCGAACGTTATCGAAGTGCAATTCACTGATAAAGAAAAAAACTACCGGCAGGAAACCATTGCTTACATCGACGAGGAAGCTCTTGCGAGCGGCGAGCCGATGCGTAAAAGCCAGATCCGTTTATTTACAACAGGAGCAAGCTATGCTATCCGCGCGGCGCGCTATGCCTTAAAGGTCGCAAAATACATTAACCGCTCGATTGTTTTTAAGGCAGGGATTGATGCGGTTGCCTGTCAGGCAGGGGATATTATTTCGATTTCGCATGATGTGCCGCAGTGGGGATTCTCTGGCAGGGTAAAGGACGGCTCAACTCAAACCTTAATTAAATTGGATCGCCCGATGACAATTGAGGATGGGAAATCCTACAAGATTCAGGTCAGGTTCAACGACGATACGATCGAGGAGATGGCGATAACGTCACCGGCAGGCACCTATACAGAGCTTGCATGCGCGGCTTTTACAAACGCGCCGCAGGATTTCGATGTCTATGTCATCGGCGAAACAAATAAGGTCAAAAAAGATTTTCGGGTTGTAGCCATTCAGCGGGAAAGCAAAAATGAAGTCCAGATACAGGCATTGGAGTATGACGAGGCGGTGTATGACGATTCCGATATTATCCTGCCGCAGAATAATTATTCTTCGCTTTCAGGAGAGATCCCGATTGTTACCAATCTGAACTTGACCGAATCGCTGGTCAAAAAAACAGACGGCACAATTGAGAACGCCATTGATGTTTGGTTTGACCGGCCGGTATATGTCGATCATTACGTCAAATCCTTTGCCAAGGCGAAAATCTATATAAGCGATGATGATGGTTTGAGCTGGGGAGCAAGAGGTGAAACAACAGGATCATATTTTCGCATCATCGGAGATATTGTTGACCGGCACACCTATAGGGTTAAGGTTACATCGCTTACGGATATAGACGAGGAAAGTGCGCTTATCACAGCACCCGAAGCCTCAATTACGGTTGTCGGTAAATCTGCCCCGCCAAGCGATGTTTCGACGTTCTTGGTCAATCAGAATAGGGATCAGCTTTATTTCGGATGGAGCGAGATTCCAGACGTGGATGTTTGGGGATATGAAATAAGGCGCGGGGTAGATTGGGAAAGCGGCGAGGTGATCACTTTTCAGCAGGGGACGCATTATCTTACCACCGGCCTTAAAAAAGGCATTGATCAGAAATTCTGGATTAAGGCAATTGATACCTCAGGAAACTATTCTCAAGATCCTACGGAATCAATCCTTACTGTTGGCGAGATCCCTTTCAGAAATGTCGTAGCTGAATATCAGGAACATCCGCTGTGGGAAGGCGTAAAAACAAATCTTGAAATTAGTTCTGAGACGCTGGTGATCTCTGACGGATTTCTCTCAGGAGAATACGAGGCGCCGGTGCGGGATATCAGTTATGTAGCGGCGGTTTTTGTTGAGATAGAAGCGATTGTTTCTTTATCAACCGGCAGAAAGTTTAACAGCGACCCGGATGCGCGTTTTAACGACAGTTTATCTTATCGGTTCACTGGTCAAGAGACTCAAAGTGTGGCCAGTTTTAAGATACGACTATCGGAGGACAATATTAACTGGTCTGAATGGATTGATTATCAGCCCGGCGATTATTACTGCAGGTACTTTCAGCTCAAGATGATTCTGACGCGAGGAAATTTAGGAGATTACGTGACGTGTTCAACCTTGCAGTATCTCGGAGATCTGCCGGATGTAGATGATTTTGGAAACGATGAGGTTACGAATGCAAACGAAGGCAAGGAAGTATTCTTTATCAAGACTTATCACGAGGATCCAAATGTACATATCGAAATAACAAGCGGCAATGGAATTTACGCGCAGTTTGCGGATAAGTCGACGACGAGTTTTAAAATCAAGCTGTTTAACGCCCAAGGTGTTGCGCAAGTCGGCACTTTTGATTGGCATAGTCATGGAGTTTAA